CTAATATAAAAGCAGTCATATATTAAAACTCGAAAATAAAGTTGCCCCGAAGGGCAACTTTTGTTTTATAGATATTAACCGTCGCCTTCGATATCATCTGCGCCAGTCATGTTCGCATCTGTACCAGCTTCTTCAATCTCTACAGTTGCACCTGTTCCAGTGAAATCCCATTTGATTTTCGAACCGTTATCAAGTGTTACAGTACGTCCTGAAATTTTAACTACCTGACGTGGTGTACCATTGTCATCTACAACAATTGACATTTCACCAGCTGCTAATGCTGCTGAAGCTTTATCTACTAGGTAACAAGTACCTGTATCAGTTCCGCCTGCATTTGAAACGTTGAAACGCTTTGAACCAGTTTGCTTTACAATGTAGCCTGGTGTTGAACCGCTACCTGAATTAAACTGAACTTTAATTTCGTTACCGCCTGCTGTAGGTGGTCCAAAATATCTTTTATTAAGTGGTCTTCCCATTTGTTTTCTCCTATTTAAGTAGTCCAATGCGGGTTCTAGCCGCTACGAGGTGGTATCCCCATAAACTTGTATTATACAAGTACTATTATTTATAAAAAAAGCAGGGCCTAAGCCCTGCTTTATGATAACTCTTATCAGTTAACTATTAGCTAAATGATAGGTTGCTTACGCTGATGCTACCTAAGTAGTCTGCTGCATTACCAAGAGAGTTTGAAGTGTTTGTTAGAGTCTGATAACCATAACGTGTCATAAAGCCTACTACTGGCTCTAATGTAGATGGATCTAAAACAACACCTGAACTCATCAATGGAACGTATGGGCAGTAGAATGCTGCTGCATCTGCTTCGCTTGAACCTTTGTAACCAACTAGTACTGCTGTTGTATCTGCTGCATAGCTGTCTACATAAATTCTCATTGCACCATTTAATGTACCTACAAACTTAGTGTTTGTTGGAGCTTCAAATGTACCTTCAGTTGTACGAGCAAAAGCACTTGTGCTTGCACTTTGTAGAACTGTTAGAGCTGCTGGACTTACAACCGCCCAGTTACCTGCACCACGACGTGTGCGTTGTGCAATACGGTTACCTACACGGTTCATTAGAACTGCAAGTGCCGCATGCTCGTCACCAACGTATGTTGCTGTACCTGATACTGCTGCTTGGTCATAAGCTGCTGTGTTTGCACCAAATGCACTACCTGTACCAGCTGCTGCTAGTGTGCGTAGTGAGCCTAGGATTTCTTGATCAATTTCAGCAGTAATTTCTTGTGCTAGTGCAGCCATAATTTCTGCTTCAACGTCAACACCATGAATGCTCTGTGCATCTTGTGCTGCTTCGAATGTCCAACGTGCTGATAACTTACGAGTTTTCGCAGTTACAGTTTCACGTAGAATTTCAATGCTTAGTGCGTTACCTGGAACACCTTCAAGTGTACCTGTAGCTTCTGCAACGCCATTTGGCTCGTTACCTGAGTAACCAGCTGCAATTGCTGCTGGGCTTAGTGCTTCGTCACCAGCTGATAAGTTACCACTTGGGTTAGTTGGAATAGCAGATGAACCATCACGTGCTGTACCAGCATTGTACTTAACTCTTAGTGTGTGGATCTGTGAAACAGGTCCTGCCATTGGCTGTACACCAACGATTTCGTTAGCAATAACAGTTGGCATTACACGTCTGATAACAGGTAAAATTACCTTGTTAAGAACAGCAACATCACCAGATGCAGTTGCACCAGCTGTTGCGTTCTCTGTAATGTAACGTTTGGTGTTTTCTAGAACAACACCCATGTTCTTACGCTTAGAACCATCAAGACCCTCTAGGAGGGCACCTTTTGTTTCGTCCCAGCGACTTTCAAATAAATTAGACATTTTCTTTCGTCTCCTAAAAATATATTTTTATTGCAAACCAGCTAAACGCTTGATTTCAATGATTTTGCCCTCATCGGCATCTTGCATGGTTTTCTTTTTATTACCAGTTACTTCTTTAGATTCTGCTAAAATCTTGCTTGTAGTTTTAGCATCGTTCTTAAGAACTGCTGGCAAATACTTATTAAATGATGTATCTAAACGGCTTGTTTGAACAGATTCAAGTAATGAACTCATTACTTCTCTTTGATCTTTGTTTAGTGGAGCCATCATTTCTGTTAACTTTTGATCGCGGGCAATGCGATCCTTGATTCTACGAATTTCAGCTTCTTTGCTTTCAACTAATGTTGATTTATCTTCAATAGCCTCTTGAGCTTCAGCTAGTTGAGTTTGTACTTCTTCAATTTTAGCCTGTAACTCTTTGATGTCAGCATTTTCATTTAAGTATGAAGTTGCAAATTCAGATGCAAAAGTTTCAAAAATCTTGCGTCCAAAGTTGTTCTGACGAGCACTGTCGATATCTTCTTTAAGTTGAGTTAATTCGGTATTGAGGTTCTTAGTTACTGATTCTTTAACTAATTTACTAGCACGATCAACAAACTTCTCTTTCAAGGCTTCAATTTGTTTTTTGCCTTCTGCTACTAACTTCACTTTTGCTTCAACAACTTCTTGTTTATCCTTGTGGAATTCAGCAATTTCTTCTGCTAGTGCATTAACAACAAACTTTTGTAACTTATCTAGTGTTTGTGCTTGTGCTTTGCGATCTTCATTTAATTCTGATAGTTCAGCCTGTAATTTTTCAGTCATAAAACTTTCAAATGTCTTTGATTTCTCTGACATCTTAGCATTAAACTTTACACGATCTTCGGCAAGTGCTTTCTTTTCAGCAGCAACTTGTTCGATTTCTTTAGTTAAACCCTCGGTAACCATTTTATCTAGAGCCTCAACCATTGTTGTTTTATCATGCTCGTAACGGCGTGAAAATTCTTCACGTAGCTCACTACGAATCTCTTCACGAGCTTCAGTTACATGAGTTTCCCATGCTTCCTGAATTTCTTGACGAGTTTCTTCGTTTACAATGCCGCTTTCAAGCAATGGTTTGAGTGCATCAAACATATCGGTCAACTCCTAAGTTTAAGTTCTTTGATTAGGCGTAACGCCTCATCTTTTAAATATTTTTGCACACGTTTATCTTCTTGCGCCTCTGCGGCAATTCCAAGTACTTTCTGTCCACCTCTCATGTTCAACAAGCCTTCATAAATTGCAGTTGGGTATGCATTTGGCGCACTAGGTTGTGCAACTACGTCTACTGTGACGATCTCGAATTCACTGACCTCTCCGGTCGATTCATTGACATTACCGCTACCACGGCTTGATACTCCCAGTTTGACACCGCTATCTAGCATTGTGCGTACCAGTTGACCCATCGGTGTTGGAAGTATTTTTAATTTACCATAACCATTCGGACCGTCCATCCACATATCTGTAATCATGTGGCAAACACGATCAAGGTTAATTTTCAGATCGTCTGGATGGTCTACTTCTCCTAATACAGAGTCGCCTCCGGTAATCTGGTCGTTTAACGTTGACACTGCTCTTGTAATTTCTTCTACTGGATAAACTCTTTGGTTTGCGTTCTTTACGCCGCCTTGAATACAAATGCCTTTAAGGTATAAATCCTTACCATCATTTGCACTTTCTGTAACCATTCGAGCTTGATCAAATGTCAAGTTCTCTTTTAGATATACTGAAGCCATTCTATATTATCCTTGTAATATTAAACCTTCTTCATATCAGGTTTAGTTGTGCCACCCATGTCTTGTGCTTTAGGTGCCGGTGCGCCTTTTTCTTCTGCTGAGCTAGCATTTTTAATACCACCTTTACCTGATTTTGCAACAGTTGATTTTGCGTTATCATCTGCTCCGCCTTTTGGTGCTGGTGCTTTTTCTGTGTACTCAACAATTTCTTCAGCTTCTTCGACTTCTTCAGCTTCTTCGATTTCTTCAGCGTCTTCAGCAACTTCTTCGTCTGCAGCTTCAAAAGCTACTTCTTCTTCCATTTCTTCTTCGCTGTCATCACTCATTTCGTCATGATCATCGGCAAGAGCAGCAAATTCTCTTTTTAGCTCTTCCATCTCATCTTCGAGTTCAATAACTCTATTTTCGATTTCTTCAGCATCGCTTTCTTCAGCGTCGGCTTCTGGCTCTTCCATGCCCATTTCTTCTGCACCTATTTCAGCTGCATCTTCCATGTCTTCAATTTCGTCGTCTTCTTCGCTGATACCTTCTTCGTCAGCTTGAATTTCGTCAATGAAGTCTTCAACTTCATCTTCACTAGTTTCGTCTACGTCTGCCTCATCAACTAGATCTTCACTAGTAATTAGGTTTTCGTAAATTTCACGAGAGTTTTCGATAACAATCTCATGAAATAGTTCGCTTGCTTTGTCTTCTTCCTCATTGACAATAAGGTCAATAAGTTGTTTCCATTTATCACTCATTTTCTCAGAC